GACATCTACAACCTGTTGCATATATGGTGACATATACTGCTCGGCAGTGGCGCCGCCGAACTCTCCTGCTGGACCAAATTGGAATTGGTCTGCTGTAGATTGGTATTGATATGGCTGGAAACCTGCCTGAGCAAGGGCGGCTTGCATCGCTTGTGTGTTTGCGGCTGTGGCTTGGGGGATACCAGCGATCCCTCGGCCCGCGATGTCGCGGATCATTTCCCGAGAGCCTGTCACATCCTGCCCAGTATCAGCCATACGCTGACCAGTGTAAGGCTCGTACTCTCGTTTTGACTCAGCCTCAGTGCGCTCAAGCAACCTCTCAAAGTATGGCTGTACATACTTAGGTAGATTACTTTGTACTACTGTTTGTTCGCTGGGCGCAGACGACTTAGGTTTACTCATTATTTAACTCCATCCTATAGGCTATATAATCTGTTTCCCAGTTATATTTTTCTAGCCATTTACCCCAAGCCCTTCTGCCATAGCCCTCTAGGTGAGTGCATTGGGAATCTCTTCCATATTTTTCCATGGTTTCCTGTAGTAAAGGTAACCACTCCTTCATTCTTGTGCCCCCTACCCAGTCCATTGCTAGCGCTCTCGAGCCACCGGGATACTGGATAATCCTTGTCGTTATTGCGCTCACTGGTTTATCGCCGTCTAGTATAAGCCAAAGCCCAAACGCTCCTATTTTTATAGAATCATAGACATCTTCAACTTCATATTTACCTTTTGATATGTCTGTAGATTTTTTTAGCAGTCTCTTAACATCTCCCCAAACGATGTCCAGAGCCTCGCTCGGAACCGCTGTTATAATCATGCTGGTAGCATCTCTCCTTGTGGAACTTGCTTAGGTTGTTCTGTTTTGCCCGTGCGTAATTGACGCACACGATCCATCATCTCGTAGAGAGCGCCAGCGCCAGCATCAGTAGAGCCATTGCCAAGACCGCTTACTACATCAGCAGGCACAATAAACTCGCCGTCAGAAAGAACAACATCCTGCTCACCCTCTAGCGTAGCAGGAATCATGTCGTCCATGCCGTCACCTATGCCATTTACCTTGCCTTCTTCAACCATTTGGTCTTCATCAAACTGACCACTGTTTACGCGCTCTACAAGGTCCTTCAGGGCTTCTTCACCGTATCTTGCTAGGAATCTACCAAGGACCATCTCAGCGTTCTCTGAGCGGCCTTTAATGGCGTCTACAGCCTGACCGATAATCTCTTTGTCGTTAGGCTCCGCAACTTCGCCGCCCTCTTGGTAACGCAGTTCGGCTATGCCGCCGCCAGCAAAAGGTTTGAAATAACGAAACTCAGGGTCATACCCGGGGCGGTATGATTCCCCGGGGGTAAACTTTTGATACTTTGCTGTCTCTGCTTCTGGTGGGCCTTCACCTTCTTCAGGCATGTCCACACCAACTGGCTTCATGAGAGATGGAAGGGCGGCTGTGCCAGCCATACCGATAACTGCTGGAGTTTTAAGGGCATTCATGGCGCCGGGGATGCCTGTCGGGGTTAATGATGCGTTACCGATAGCCGTTGCCGAATTACCAGCGCCCATATAGCCAGCGGGCGCAACACCTGCTGGCAACGCTTTATCAGCCATTGAAGGTACAGCCTTATCAGCACCGCCAAATGCAGATCCCAAAGCCTTACCGCCCATGTAAGAAAGAAACCCAGTACCAATAGCAGTGCCAAGGTCATCACCCTGTGCAAGAGATCCTAAGCCAGAGCCCAAAGCCCCAGCCATAAGAGGGGTCATCGTTCCAAGCATGCCAGCGCCCGCTAGTGCAGAACCTCCAAGTCCAAGTAATAGTGGTAACGGCATGCTTTACTCCTTACGCCATCTCATATTCTGTTTTGGCATCAAATGAAGGACAGGCTTTTTCCGAGAAGTCTCGGTGTCCGTATACAACGGCTTCAGAATACCTGTCCAACAACTCGTTTACTAATTTATCCATGGAAGACTTTTGTGCTTCCGTGCGTGTGTCTTTAGGATTTCCGTCAGTGTCAGCACCGCCAACGTAGCAGATGCCGATGCTATCAGAATTGTGACCCCGACAGTGAGCGCCACTAATATCTTCAGGGCGACCCGCATGGACAGAGCCATCCAGTTCAATAACCCAATGATAACCAATATCACTCCAGCCGCGTTCCTCAGTGTGCCACCTACGGATCTCCGCTGTTTTCACATCCCTGCCCTCTGGTGTATCAGCGCAGTGAATGATTACTTTATTGATCTCCCGCATATTCGCCACCATACTCTTCTATCAGTTTGTTCATAGGAACCCATGTTCGCTCGTTTATTATACCATCTTTAATACCGATTTCGTATACCCCGTAACTCCATCCAGTAATACTATGTTTAGCATACTCCTCAACGTGGCCTTCGGGTAGACTACAACCTAAGTTCATGACAGTTATTTTACCGCCAATCTTAGGAAAAGTTTTATCTAACCTTTTGTGAGTGTGCCCAAACACAATATCATGCAGGGCATCTCTCGATATTTGGTTCTCAGCATGCATGCCGCCGTATGGCTTGCCCATCATATTCATTGGCGCATGAGTAAACCCGACATCGCCAATGTAATAAAACTCACCATAAGGTGAATATGTCCACCCGTAATCGTCAAGCGTTGCAAATAGCAACTGGTCCAACATCTCCACAACCTCTGGGTTTCTGTTAGTAAACGACCAGATCCTATCTTCGTGGTTGCCAAGTGTGACATGCCTTTTAATGTCAGCGCCACCTAACCCTTGATGAAACGCTCGAACAGCACACTGGAAACTAATCATGTCCTGCTTAAATGTAGGCTTTTCTTGACCCTTGACCGTGTCGTTTCTATCAAACCTATTGAGAGAATCGCATGTGGCGAAGTCACCTATCTGGATTATCTCATTAATCTCTCGTTCTTTTGCGTATCTGCCTATAGCAAAAAACCGCCTTTTGTCTGGCAGTCTTGGTCCGTCATGGCAGTCTCCAATTGCAAGCACCCGCTTTGTTTCGTCAGGTTTTGACTTGCGTTGCTGTATTCTGTATGTAGGCTTTACAACAACTTTGACTTCCTGCGCTGGCATTGATTCTGTTGCTGGCACGATGGCGCCCTCTGCGACAAGACCGCGTTCCCTAGCAACTCTCAGCCTAGAAGTATATGTGTTGTAGTTTATCCCCGCGAGTTTAGCGGCTTCCTTTACAGAGTAATTAGCGTCAACAAAGTGCTTTACGGTAGAGGCAAGCACCTCGTCTGAAATTTTAGGCATTGGCATTAGCCATCTCCCCTAATTAAAGATGGCTAATAATAACACTTTTTAATAGATATTGTAACTACTTAGTAAACCCACCCAATATGTAGTCTAAAAAGTTTGGTGTCTCCACCATTTTAGATTGCTCGTATGCTTTATACCCTTCCGCCGCAGTAGGAACACCCTCTTTGCCAGAGCCCCCGATCATATTCATTTTGGGTTCTGGTGCTAAGTTTGAGAGAAAGCCTATAATACTTGGCATAGATTCCATCATAAGCCGCCCTTGGCTTTTAGGGGCAGGGACAGAAGTTACAACACCATATTGAGTTTCGTCACCCGGACTTAACCCATAACGGACTTTACCAACTTCTGGGTCAGACATTGTTTCTCCGCCAAGAACATTTTTTGTGGCGTATGGATTTTTGTATCTATCATAAGCAAGATTCATTAGCCTCTCTCGCTCGTACTCACTGAGCAAATTGGAATAATCTACATTTTCCGGCTTGAATTGAAGGAAACTTGATCCATATGGGTTGGTAATAGTAATGTTATTAAGGGCATTAAAGTCTTCTTGACTTAGCAAAGAAGCAACACCAGCCGCATCGGCGCCGCCACCGCTAACGCTACCAGCAGGAGCGGCACCGCCAGAAAACCCAACGTCCCCCATGCCAGTACCGCCTCGCCCTCTTTCTGCGCCTGATCCAGAATAGTCCATTACTTTGTCACTTTCTTGATCTTCTCTACAGTTCTAAGTCCGCCAAGCCCAAGCATACCAAGAAGAACCGTCATAAGACTATCCATATCAAAAGCAGGTAAATCTGGAATCTCTACACCAGCCATACCTGCGCCAAAAATAATAAATGGGCAGATGACAAAGTGCCACGCCATTGCAAAAGAAAGACACCAGCCAAGGAACGGCCTCCATCCCGCCACAAATATAGAGCGGTGCTGTGCCTCGGCTTTATTGATTTCCAACTGCCCCATGATTTGCTCTTGCATATGCCGCTCTGACATAGTGGCAATCTCATGTGCAAGTTTTGCCCTCTGGTCTTTGTCTTCAATAAACTTATCTAGAAGGCTTGTTACTGGACCTATTAGTGCTTGTAGCATTTTCTCTCTCCTGAATTTGCTTTTTCATAGCGATTATTCTTAACTTAATACTCGCCACCTTTTCCTCTAGAGTTAATGTTTCTTGTTCTCGTTGTTCATCCATATGGCAAAAGCCCCCGTCATGGCGCCAGTAACCACGGACACCAGCCCCGCTTGGCTTGGAGTTGGGTCTGGCAAAGTCATAAACCACTCTACCACACGCCAACTCATGACTGTCATAGCAATCATCATAAACCTAGGAAGCAGTTTCCATTTTAATACTTGCTCTGCTGACATTGTTCTATGTAACTATTTTTACTGTGCCACTATCATTCCAGAGAGCGCCTGTCTCTAATCCAGTAGACGATGTTGGCAGTGAGGTTAATGTTAAATTTGTGGCGCGCATTTCGCCCGGGTTTCTTTCTTGCTGAATAAATATCTCTAGCGCTCTGATTAGATCCTGCATGTAAGTCAAATCATACTCAGCCCTAGGCTCCGGCAATCTTGGCGGTGGTATTTGGTTAGATGCCATTAGCGTCTTCCGTCAGTTCTGATATCAACTCGTGGAGATCCAAGTTTCCACTTACTACCTAAAGCATCTGACGACACCTTCATAGAGTAAGAGCGCCCTCTGATCCTTACATTTAATTCGTTTGTGAATTGCTCAACAGGAGACGTGGCAGTCCTAGACGCTACGCCAGTGTCTGTAGATGAATAATTTTCACCGGGGAAGTTTCTCGCTTGCACAGTAAATGTTGCTTGAGGAGACGCTAAACTGGTTGATCCATTGAACGTGATGTCTGGGATAATCTTCCGCAGGAAAGTAAACTGTTGACCGTCACCGATATCCATTGGCGCTGATTCAACATAAGAAGACATAGCAGAGCCATCATCATCGTACCCAAACTCATGGTTGTACAAAAGATTGCCTGACCCAGTTATACCCGCCGCTATTGGGTAAGATCGTGTGCCTCTATCAATCCAAGCCGTTCTTGCCAATGAGCCATAATACCAAAGGTTATCATTGTAATTATATATGACATACCTGTCGTTTTGCCCATCACCGCCGTTAGCCACAGAATTTGTATCAGAGCAATAGAACCATACAACCTCTCCAAACTCCGAGTTAACGCCAGCAACAACCTTATCAGTTTGCGCTAGGTTAAAGTCAAGAAACACTTTGTCCCTTACTGTGCAATCTAACTGCTTTGTTTGACCTGCATACATATAGAAGTTATCTATGCCCATCCAAACAACAAAGTCTTCTGTTGCCGCAACAGCGTTTGGCCCCATAATGGTAATGCCAGAAGATAGCGGTTGCGCGCCAAATGTATATGGCGGGCCAATGTAACGTATTGAGTTTAGGGATGTGTCAGTCCAAACAAGTATCTCTCGCTTGGTTTCTATTGCTGTAACAAATGTTGAACCGGATCCAAGACGCAAATCTCCAGCGGTGTTGGTAGATGTGGGCCACCAATCCACTGGGTTTTCTTGCGAAGAAAATCTAATTAGGAGCGGGTCTTGCACCCCATCACCCTGAGTGGCACTGCTGTTAGCGCCAAGACTGTCGCAACCAAATGCAATAACGTGTCTGTCTTGGTCAGACACAAGCACCTGTTTAGCAATTGTTGGAACGCTAGTCTTTGTTCCACTAGCCGCACCAGTAGTCGCGGCGCTTAACTCAACAGCGCGGCTTGATAATGTTTGGGTTTTGTCCCAGTAGTATATGCTAGAGTCTCTTGGGTTTAACAAGAGGTCTTCGCCAAAGTTATCATGCGCCCAAAGTCTAATTTCTTTTGTTGTCCCAGTGGCAGATGAGGATCCCCAAGTACCACGACCCCATGTGCCAGCACCCCAGCCAGTACCGCCAACGGTTGTGTCTAGACCAACATTAATTTGATACGCACCCACAACACTAGACCCGCCGTTGCCAGTGTCAGATGCAGTTGCTGTCGCAGACACAGTGATAGTGTATGTATCAGCATCAGGAACTGTTACCACCTGATGCTCTTGGTTCAATATGTCTGCTGTTATGTTCCCGCCTAAAGATACGGCACCAGAGAATGTAACAAAATCATTTTCAATGGCGCCATGAGACGTGTCAGAAACAGTAATTGTTGCACTACCAGTTGTGGCAGAAAATGTGACATCACCAGCCGCTGTTGTTTCTCTAATGGGAGTGATGTCATTAAAGCCCTCACCCTCTTCGATGTAGTATTTTAGATGAGTGCCAACACCTAAATAATTTGACCCGTCAAGAGCAATCCAATTGTGTAGCGCTCTAGCGCTTCCCAAGTAGGAAGAAGAACTATACCTCTGCCAACCACCAATTTTCTCTGGATAGCCAAAACGAAATCTAATTTTGTCGCAGTCAACCCACCCGCCTTCGTTACTGTACGATGTGACTTCGCGGTTTACGCCCGGACGGAATTGTAACTTAGTCAGTGGCATGCTACCCCCCGATTAAGTTTTTGTTCAAATTTTCTTTTACGCTTAGAGCCATGATCTCATGTCCAATCTTATTGGCCTCAACCATCTCGTTACGAAAACTTTCCACAGCGGCGCCTGTTGCTCTTGATTGCTGTGCGTTTTCTATAAGTAGCATAGGAAGCCACGCCATAGCGCACCCCCACTCTTCGGTCTGCTCTCCAGTGTTAGGGTTTGTCCCGCTAATCTTCATAAACCATGCACAGTCAAACTGACGGCAGGGTTCAAAATTATTAAGCGGGCAATTTTGCTTGACCTCAATTTTCATGTTCAATCTTTCTCTGCAATAATCACATCAACATACTGGACATCCATATTGATGGAAGTGCCCGTGAATGCAGATGAAACCGCAAGAGTGCCAGCGCCGTGAGAGTGAGACCCACCGCCGCCTGTATTGTCGATGGACAGGGTAAGGCCAACTGTTGCAAGTGTTGTGTCTGTGCCGAAAGATGAGCCATGCGGAAAACTACCACCTGGAGGTGAACCGCCATCTCTGCGCGCTGTACTTGTAATGCTGTGATTGTGCGATGGCATTTCTGAAACGCTTAGAGTGTGACCAGCAGTGCTTCCTGAAACTGTGTTGCTAATAGAACCAGAGACAGATTGGCTGTCAAAAGCAGTAGTAAACGCTACAGTACCACCACTGCTTGCTGTCCCCGAAACCACACGAAGCGCTTTGTTGTTATGTGTTGTGTCTTTAGTCCAGCCTGTAGGCGCTGTTGTTTGCTGAAACAACATCTTGGTGCCAGAAGCAAATA